ATTAGATCAGCAATTTTTCTACCCATTGTTAATCCCTCCTAAGCACCGGAAACAGTGTGTACACCATTCCTGCGGCGATTATTAATATGCAATTCCTGGCAATACAGATAATGAGTTTTGCGCGCTATCTCGTTTTCCATCTGAATCCACGGCAACATCGTAGTCGCACCTTGGTTCACCCGCAATTTTATTGTAGAGAAATCGAGATAATACATCTCACCACTGGTCAATTTATTACTAATTTCCACTGGGATACCGTTGAACGGAACTTTTCCAATTCCAAACCCAACATCATTGGCCCCATTCGTGAGAATGGAACGATCATCGACCTCTTTGAGGAAATAACCATACTCGGTTGTTCCCATAAAGATTACATCAATATTGGCGTTTTCTTGATCTAATGTGATCAAGAAATTCTGCATGTCAGTGATACCACTGGCCGCAAATGACGTTGTGGTTTTTGTTTGTGAAACCCACCAAGTATAAGTTGACGGGTCTAGACCCCCAACAGTGTCAGTAGCACTGACGCAATTGGGAATTGAATTGATTGAGTTGGCCAAAGGAGATGCCCGCCAAAACGCGGTTTCCATCTCATTTGCGTAACTCTTTTTCTGTACGTCTTTTAATGTTTTTGTGAAATCAAAAAGCTTACCCTTTGATTGTCTGTTTTTGACTTCATCGGTCCAGTAGACTTTGACCGGCACTTGACAAAATCTCATCTGCCACTCAGCCACTTGGACCGGATCAGGCATGTTATCCTGAATTTTCGTTGCTCTTTTGAACCATTGAACATCCCCGCCAGACTTGATAACGTTCGTGGTGAACTCGTCGCCAGTGTTTTTCTTCTCCAACCCGCCATATTTTTTTATGGCTTTCATCACAGAGTTTTTGTCGAAGAAGTTGTCAGTCACCTCACGGCCAAAATCCGCAACTGTAGCGGCAAGGGTCGTGGTAGTCATCCAACTTGCATAATTTCCCATTTTAGAACCCTCCGTCAGTCGTCAAAAGATCCCGGTAATCCAAGATTCTCGATAACTGATTTTAGTTTGGCGTCCCCTGTCAACGCTGGATCTCCCCCTTTATTCGTCGGGGGTTGCGGCAAGTCATCTTTGATTTTAGAATCAGTCGATGCCGCTTTCTTTTTCTCGGCCTCGATGATTGGCATAATGATTGTGTCATATGCTTTCCTCAAAGTGATTTGCTTGCCCTCCTTGTCAGCCTGACGGCCAACATAGTTAATGCATGCATCCAGTATCTCGTCATTCCAGGGTAGCCCTTCTTTTGTGATTGACTCCCGCGTGGTGCCAATCTCCTCTTCCGCACTGCTTCGCAGAATGCTATCGACTGTTGATGCTGATTTAGAGAGTCGTGGAAGATCGGAAAGACTAAAATTATAGGTCTTTTCAATCTGTCCGACTATCTCTTGAAACAGCAATTGACGGGCCTGAATGGCTTCCGGAGAATTCCAACCTTCTGGGGGCTCACCCTGTTGGGGGGCCTTATATCCAGACTGTTTGCGGACGTGCTCCCGATATTGATCGTCGGTGAGAACGCGCTGCGCGAAGACTTTGATTTTTTCAACCTCATCCTTCGCACTGGTCGCGCCTTGTAGCGAATCCTCCAATTCCTTTACTTTCTCGGACAAACTTTTAGCCTCTTGTTCGGCTTTAGTTGTCCGTGAATGAAAGGGCTTGATGGCTTTCTCTACTTCTCCCCTAAGTTCTGGGGGCACATCGTTGATGCTCCAGCCGTCATCGTTAGCATTGCCGGTATCAGCACCGGACTCTTCTCCGTCGGATTGTTGGGGAGGCTCCTCGCCCTGTCCCTCAGCGACTTCGATATCGGGTTCTTCAACTGGCGATCCCATTATTGATCTCCTTTCTGTCCCGGTTCAAATTCAGAACGATGCCGATCTATTTTGTCTTGAGTAGGTCGGTATAAGTTCTTCTCTTTGCAGTAGGACTCAAAATCTCTTCTAGTTTTGAAAGATCTTCCCTGTATTTTGTCGTAGTATTCCTCAAAAACCGAGGAATCTACACGGGCGGTCAGGGATATTATTTTTTCCGCCACACCATCACAATGAGGGCATTTGGCGGTCGTTGTAAAGTTTTTTATTTTTAGCACCCGTTCATGCACTGCGTCGCAATCGTTGCATTTGTATTCATAAATCATGACTCATCCCTCACACTGGCGGCAACATGGGGCCGACCGGAGGGGGCATTCCCCCCGGCCCCATTATTGGTCCCATATTTCCACCACCGGGGCTCGGCTGCTGTGGTGGCTCAAGCCCCTCTTGTTTCGCAATCTCCGCTTTATGCATTTGGTCATGCCGAGCGATTTCAATAAATCTTGGGTCCTGGGGGTTCACAGAGAGCAATTGTGCTATTTTTCCGTGTACTTCCGAGTGAAATTTGTGTTTCTCGTTGGGACCCGGATCACGTAAAGTACCGCCGCCCATAACAATTTCGTTCTCATTCCATGGGTCGTTCTCGTTTTCCTCCTCCTGATTCCGCTCGTATTTTTTAAGATCAACGCCCTGCATTTTCACAATGTCATAGAGAAGCTCGCTAATATCATATTTTCGGCGAAAATTCTCCACCACATCAGGGGGAAGACTCGGAAGCCCTTTTAGAGTTTCCATTAATACCCGTGATTTCATTTCGTTATTGACGGGAGACATGGACGAGACATCCGCTTTGAAATCGTAATTCCCGATTATGTCCTCGTTGGAATATAAAGCGAAATTAAAGTCCTCTCTCGACTCTTGCGTGATGCTCGGTGGGGCGATTGCTCCACCAGTCAAGCGCACCCATCGCGGTTTGTCATAGAACTGGATCATGAGATCCCCGCCCTTTGATGCCAGACTCTGATAGACCTTCGCAACCTCCTCTCTGACATCAGCGTCCCGGATGTTCCCGTGACCCTCGATGATCTGAGCGGTTGTGGGCTTGACGTTCTTGACCTCACCGCGACGCATTGCGGATGTGCCGAGGACTTTTTCCGTGTCGCGCTCCATTAATTCAATAGTTCTCCACAGATCAGCAGGAAGTGCGGGCATAGCACGAGTTTCAATGTTGTCCTTGTTCACAACCTCGATGTTCTCGGCATCGTCGCTGTCCTGCCATTTTTGTTGCTGTTCATCCGTCCAGGCACCAGTGTTGTAAAAATTCACTACAGGCCAGCGCTTGAAAATTCTCAGAAGGCGAGTTCTGTACTTGTTGGCCTCGTCGACCTGCGGTTCTGCGAGCGAAGTGTAGCAACGACCATAGAAATCATCATTCAGCGGCATCGGGTTAAGGAAAACGAATTGTGATCCACGATATTCATAAGGGAATTTATACGGAGGAATTAGCCAGTCGTTGCTGGTCTCGTCCAACACAGCCATCTGACCGGTTTCGAGATCGTGGAACTCATAAATAACCGCCATGTCATATGAACGCGGCCCACCGTCTTGATCTCGATCACGAAGATAGTCCGGCATCCGACTTGGGGCAACATTCTGACGAGCTTTTGTGAAGTTTTTATTGTCTTTCACCCACTGCAACGGTTTGTAAATGCGATTGAAATAGTGACCAATCGAGCGCCTTCCCCGAGCTTGATGGTCAACGAGAATATCAGACGGGCAAGCTCGTAAAATCCAAATTCCCTCCGTATTAACTTTATCGATGTCCCATGAACTGAATAGACTGCGGTCCCCATAACCAACTTTGAGGGCCCCGAACGGGTATGGGCACAGCCAGTCCTGAATTGCAGCATTGACTTCTTCCTCCACCTGAATCTCATGAAACTCCTGATTGATGGCGATCTCCATCATCTGCGCATTTGTGACGTTATTGATTGTTTTTTTCTGGCCCTTGAACTGAGTAATGAAATCCGGGGTTTTGGCCTCGATGCTGAGATGTGGGCGGCGAAAATGATAAACAGGACGCATTTGGTATGTGAGACCAGCGATTGTCTCGACTTTGATTCGATCCCTCCCGTCAGAGATCACTTCCGGCGAGTAGTAGTGTCCCTTCAATTTCTCGTACAACCTCTCCCTGGATTCCTTGCGTCCGTCAGCGTCGGAATATTTTTTCGCTGCCCTGAGTCGCTCTTGAGTTTTCTCAAGTAATCCCTTGGTGTTGATTTCCATTTAATACGCTCCCAACTGTCCTGACGGACCAATTTTTCTGATTGAATCAATTAAAAATCCACCACTGTTTTGTTTGGGCTTGGGCTTGGGCGGCTGTGGAGAGATGGAATATAATTTAGGCTGGTACGCCTCAGCATCAATGCAGTCTCTCGTGATGCCGTGAGGGAACGATGAATGCTCCTCTCTCAAAAGTGGGAATTCATTAGCCCATTTCACCTGACCTCTAGCATACATCGAATGGAGTGCGCGAATCCGATCTTCCTTCCTCGAATCTTTGGCAGGCAACAACTCGACATTCACGAATACCTGGCGTCTTTGCTGTTCCATTTCAAAAACCTCTTTTAATGCCTCTTGGTACGCAACCTTCTCGATCCCAAATCGTGATGTCCCAAACGACGCATGAACACTGAACATCTGATTGATGGTCTCGTACACTCCCCACCGACCTCGCCTTACATCCAGAACATACATCGTCGGGGGGTTGTCGATCCCCCAGGCACATGTTGTAATCGCGGTGTAACATGCTGAATCTCTTTTACTGATCGCCGGATCAATAGTGCTCGTGACAATCATATTTGAAATAGTGTCGTGTTTCAATTGCACAACCTGAATCCATTTCTCCTGAAATTCCGCGTCCTCGGCATCCGTGGGCTCGTTGAAATATTCGCAATAGAATTTATGAATCACGCCAGCACCACGGAACTGTTCCATCAAATCCAACATCCCATCCCAATCCATGTGCTCCGGCCATATCGTTTCGCCCTCAGCCACCTTTACGCTGTATTTACGTGTTACCCATCCTTCGTGGTTCAATATCTTTTTCAGCATCGAGTCTTTGTGTAGAATTGTCCCGATGACCCTAACCTTTCCATTTCGAGAACGAGCCGGAATCAGAACCGACCAGAACCATTCCCAGTCTTTTAATCTCAGATCGACATTCTCCACCCTCTCATCGTTCTCAAGATCATCGCAGTTAATCAGGGTTGGGCGTGTCTCGGTCTCGTCTAAAATTCCTCTCAAACTCTGGCCGGTTCCCCTGGCCGCTATTCTTGATCTTCCGTAAATGGTTTCAATTATGAGATCATCTTCCTTGTCCCGCAATATCTGGGGCCGGTAAATTTCTTTAATTTTGTCATTGTGCGAAATCTGATATCTGATCGCTGCCACCACGGAAACCGCTTGGCTGTATGTGTCCGAAACCTGCAAAATGTATTCTTCGTGCGCATTGAGAAGTAAAAAAAGTCCGCCCCTTACACTGATTCGAGTCGTTTTCGCATGACCACGCGGTGCGGCAATGCCAACGTATCTATCCGGACCCAATGCAAGTTCAACGATCTCCTCGTGAAATTTGGGGTCCTTGAGTTCGCTATGGAAAAAATAGGCGTCGAATGACCAGTAATCAACATGGATCGCCGCCATCTCCAATTCGTTCGATATCTCCATTAGATCTGATCGCCTCCCTAACTTTTTCTAAAAGGTCCTTATCCTCCGTCAAGAGCACAGCTAAATTGTTATTCACAACCCGCTCGCCTAAATTGCCGGAATGATTGTGATCCACCTTGTCCCTCCAATTCTCGGGGTCTCTGTTCTTTAACCAAAAGATCATTGATGTCGGGTCTGGCGGGTAATGCTTCATAGTCTCTGTTTTTATAATCTCACCATTATTGCAGAAAATCTTCTCTTCTGGGTGAGTGTATCCAGTGGCCCGCTCGAATAAACTTCTCACCACCTGGCCATCTGAGGTTCGCTTTCCCTGCTTTAGGGCCGCCAAAAACTCCTTTTTTTTCTTATATCCCGTAAGAGTGGCTGGGCTTATTTCCAGGGCCTTGGCAATCTGTACCTCTGTCATCCCTGTTTCTGCTAACTCTCTTACTCTTCTCAGGAAGAGGGCTGGATATTTAGGGTATTTTGATGGTCTTCCACCTTTATTTGTCTTCACTATCTCAGTCGATTTTTCTGTAGTAGGGTCTTGTTCTGGTTTATTCATAGTTCTCTAGTCTCACTATTGATTTCAATAGATCGTAGACAGAAATCCGCACAAACTCCCCCGGAAACGCGGGTATTCTTCGACACAGATTTCCAATTCATTCTCTAATTATGTGGAATGTCGTAGGTCGTTGTAAACCTATTTTTTTACTGATTGCTGACTGTCAGCATTTTATGAATTGTGGGCTCCCAGGAAGAGAGATCCCAGCGGTACAACCGCTTAATTTTTATCACACGATGTCAACAACTCGCCAAAAATATATGTACCAAATCCTGACATCACTAAAACACCGAGCCACCATACATGGGTAGTCAGTTGGTATAGCCCATACGCTGCGACGAACATTATGCCGAATATGCTGAGACCGTATCCAGTCATGCAAATAACTTTACAAATCTTTCTCAATTTCATCATCCCCTTCTCTTGCGATACATTCAGCCAATTGCTGAGAC